TTAATAGTTTTTTATTATGAGTTCTTTAAAAACTCTATTTTTATCGTATCTACTTGTAAGATTATTGTTTCTTTCTACTTCTATGATGTTAAACTCTTTATATAACTCTCTTATAAATTCATCATCGTTATATGATAATACAAATTTGGCTTTTACTTGTTTTAGTATTGTGTTTAGCTGTATATGACTATCTTCGTTAAATCCTGTATTGTAATGTTTTTCTGTAGTATGATAAGGTGGATCTAAGTAAAATAGTGTTGTATCTGAATCATATTTTGATATTATCTTTTCAAAATTTCTATTTTCAATTACTACATTTCTAAGCCTTGCTTGTATTTGCTCAATGTAGGATTTCATCTTTTCTACGTCTTTTTTTACTGCTCCGTATGTTTCTACATCTGAGCCATAGCTTAATTTAATAAGGTAAAAATACCTTGCTGCTCTTTGTATGTCTGTTAGTCCTTTGCTGTTCATTTGACTAATATACTCGTTAAACAACTCTCTTGAGTTTATTGTAAAATTAAGTTCTTTTTGTAATTCTTCTGCGTGATATTTTACACACTTGAACAGATTTACAAGATTACTGTTTATATCGTTATACACTTCGTATGTTGCATGTCTGTCTTTTGCAAATAGTACCCAGCCTGCTCCGCCAAACACTTCTACATATTTATCATATTCTTTACTGTCTGGAAACTCTGTTATTATCTTATTTCTAAGTAATTTCTTTCCGCCTATCCAACTTAAAAAACTATCCATAAATTTTGTCTCCTTTTCTGATTAAATATTTATATTATAATATTTGAATAGTTTTTTGTTTTTTCTTTTTTATAGTTTTTTATGTTTTTAAATATAATTTAAAAGCTCTTTAAAGACTATAAAAACTATCTTTAAAGAGCTTTATAAGCTGTATTTAATTATGTTATTTTGATGTTATTACTGCAATCTTTTTTTCTTTGTCATAGCTTGCATTTAATACATTTGCATCTTTTAATGATTGCAAAGATACATAGTTTTTATTGTCTTTAAATATAGTATCTAACTTTATTTTCTTGTTGTTTACTATAAACTCTTTTTTCTCTATCATTTCATCATCTTCTTTCTTTTTATTGCTGTTTGATTTTGACGGTTTATCATCTTCAAATATTATATTGTTAAATCGTCTGTAATACTTAAATATGTCGGTCTTTTCAAGTGTTACTCCATTTCTGCTATAGTTACAATGTATCCAGTATCCATTCCCTGCATATATTCCGACATGGTTATACATTCCAAGTCCGCCTTGTTCTTTTATGCCTATATCTCCAACTTTCAAATCTTTATAATTTACTTCTTCAGATGTTTGCCACTGCATATACGTTCCGTCTGCAACTTTAAATCCTGCCATCTTATAGCACCACACTACAAAGCCGCTACAGTCCAAAAGTTTCGGTTTATTCACATCGTTATTATAATTGTAATGCTTAGCTCCCATTTTATAATTGGTAAAGCCGATTAAACTTTTAGCATATTTTAATATATCAGCTCTTGTTTTCATTTTCTCTCCTTTGCTGTAATTCTATAAGCCACTGTTTTAATTGAACATGTTCTTTCTTACATTCTTCACATTTAGTGTCATTTATGACTTCGTCTATATGATTTATAGCTTCTTGCAGTGTCATTTGTCATTCTTCACTTTCTTTTTCAATGCTTTGATTTTTCAGGCTGTTAACGGTAGCTTCTATTTGCGAATCCAAGAATGTATTTAAATCTCCGTATATCATAGTCAATGCCTTTTTTGCATCTTCATTTAACATTGATAGTATTTTCTTTTTCGCTAATTCAAATGCTTCTTTTTGCTTTTCAGGTGTAAATCCATTTTGTTCTTTTAATTTGTCTACAAATATTTGATTAACTGCTATGACTGATTTTTTGATTATATCTGCAGCATAATCAACATACTTATCGAGTTTACTGTTTTTTGTATGTTGCTTTATTTCGTTTGACTTTAAATTTAAAAGTCTTACTATAAAAGCTAATAATATCGGTATTATTGCTATTAGTAATTGTACTAATACTGTTTGCATTTCTTGTTTCATCTTATATCTCCTTATTTATTTTATGTTGTTTTATCTTAGCTAAATTCCATAGCTCCACTGTTGTAAATGAAAACCATGCACCTATCAGTGCAACAGGTTCCGAGCCTTGTTTTAAAAACAGTATCATTATGGCTATTGTAAAAAGTATATTTATTATGATTATTAGCGATACTATTATTTTACTGTATTCTTTCTTTTGTTTTTTATCTTTTTCTTTTAATTTTTTGAGTTCTTTTTCAAGTTTTTCTATATCATTTGCCATGCTTCACTTCCTTTAATGTTTTAAAGGCAATAAAAAAAGACCTTATCAGTCCTCATTTATTGCCTTATTTGATTGTATTATTCAGACTTTTCTTCTGCTAATGGTTCACCATATCCGTCACAGTTATAATCTATTTTGCAATCTTCGAGTATTAGTTCTCTAAGCATTTTATGATTTGGTGTGTCATCAATGGTTTTTGCCTTTAAAGATATATCAAGAGCTTGTACTTCGATATATATTTGCAATCTTGCTGATAATTTGTGTTTTCTTCTTTGCATAAAAATTACCTCCAATATTGTTTTAAAAAAAATTAACATCTATATCAAACTCCTTATAAGTTTAATATTTAATCTAATTACTATAAATTATCCAATTCAGACAGGTTAGGTATAGAATCGGTCTTTTTTCTGTTTGAGTTAGCTCTCAATGTGTCCAGTTCGGACAGGTCAGGATTACCATCTGCTATTGCTCTTTTGATTTTTTCTATTTCTTCTTCTAATAATTGTTCTTTTGTTTTTTGTATTTCAACATATTTCATTATAGCCTTTTTCGTCTTTTCATCGTATTCAAGCGATGTATAATATCCGTCTTTTTCTTCTAATTCTTCTACATCTTGATATTTATAAATATATTCTTGCGTTACATTTTGCATATCAACAAATTTATTATCTTCTTTGTTAAATCTCAATAATACTTTCATAATACCTCCTTTATTTTTCTGTTTGAACCAAACCGAACACTTGTCTAACTATATCATATCCTGCAACTGTTATTTTTATAGAATTTTTAAATTCTAATTCGTTAGGTATTGCTAAAAATTTATTACTATCGTCGCCAAATGAATTACTCCTATTCGTAAAAACTTTAATCATACTCATTTGCAAATTATCAGAGCTATAATAGAAATTACCTGTATCATAATGAATAGTTATACCATCAATTATGACATTGAAAATTGCTCCTGTTTTTCTATAATCTGTATTGGCAAATAGACTTCTTAATATTCCACTTCCTCCATTATATTCAAACAAGACATGACCTGATTCTATAGCATTTCTGTTTGCATCATTCCAGTTAGTATTTATTAATCTTGTAACAGTATATTGACGTCCTCCCACTTGTAACCATTCACCCCCGACTAATACTTCTAATTTACCATTGTTGTTTCTAAAAGGAAAACCTTGCACGCTTCCCGCTCCATCTGACCATCTTGCACAGTCAACTCTAAGTCCATATGTGTTTACGCCATTAAAACCCATTAACGTAGGATAAGTAGCAGACCAACCTATATCAGGATTTGCGTTGTTACAAGACTTTCCGTCAGGTGTTAGCCCTTGGCTTGCATCAAATATAACATGATTTGTTCCATAATGATTCCATCTAAACCATCGCATTACCTGACTACTATCTTTAAGAATCTCCTGATTCCAAGAACCACCACCTATACATCTCCAACCATCCCAATTACCATTTATAACTCTTCTCCACCATATCGATGCACCATTCCATGTCATGTATATTTGAAAACCATATTGTCCCTTAATGTACATATATGGTATTATTATTCCATCATCTATATTATCACCGAGTGGTAGATTTTTAGTTTGTTGGTATACACAATAGTATGCTTTTCCGGTTTCAAAGCAAGTATTTGCATCATTGGTTAGTATTGTATTTCTATCCCTTGTATCAAGCAGTTCTATCCATGCACCCCAGTTTCCTCCTGTGGCATTTCTATAAAATACACCATGATAGTTTCCACTTTCATAAGGTATTGCTATTTGGGTACCATATCCATCAGTATTATGAGGCATATATATTATTTTAGAGTGAGGACAAGGCAATCCATCTTCTGTCCCATAATTAATCATTCCAATATAGGCATTAGCTATATTAGTAGTTCTAAGCACATCTCTTGGAATAGTTTCTCCATTACTTAAAGAATAACTCCTTGAAAATTGCAACATATTGAGTCCGTTAAGTTTCTCACTGTCCAAAGCTTTTTCAGTTTTTCCAAGTTTGTCAGATACAGCATTATCCAATATATCCATATTGTAGTTTAAGTCCATGACATCTGCATATTCATTGTACTCAGGCTTTCTTAGTTTTAATTTATCAGTTTCTTGCATCTAATCACCTCTTTTTTTAACTCATTGGCAAGTGTCTTACTTCATCCCACGTCATTTTTTTAAGATCTCCCCATGTAAGTTTTTTGACTTCGCCCCATGTTGCAAAAGTGAACACATAGTTGATACCTAAGTGTGCGGGTTTTATCTCATTTAATATATGTTTCAATCCATCAAGATTTGCTGGTATTCCACGAGTGCCTACGAATTTTATATCAAAATAGTATTTATCATTATGCTCTATTACTTCTACTTCACCGTTGCTAAATGCCTTTGCCACATTTGCAATCATTTCTTTTGTTGTTGTAGAGCTTCCACGAAGTTTAGCTTTAATCATCTCACGTCTGTGCTCATAAGATAAAGATAAATCCGTTTTTAAATCAATTTCTCTTTCCCATAGTCCAAGTCCCCATGTAGCTGTTTCTATAAAACATTGAGAAAATACATCTTTTAATTTTAAGTCAAGTTCTCCGATTTCTATACCTAAACTCTTTTGAAGAACTATCATTTCCTTTATATCATGCCAATATAACGGTAAATACTTCATCAAATCTTTATTATACATTACACCACCTCTAATTTTACGTTAGATAATAATGCTATTTCTTCATCTGCAAGTTGAGTATTTGCAAATGAATTATTTAATTTCAAATCTTTGTAATCAAGTACATTTGGAATATCAAGTAAAATATTACCGACTTTTGCAATAGACACATAATTTACTTTAAAAGCATTTTCTTTGAAAAAATCTTTTACCTTTTCTTTGAAATGATTAGTTATCTCAGTTATACTTACACCCGGTATAATTGATATCTTGGCTGTAATGGTTATATCTTTATTCTTAGCACTTACAACACTGACAGTTGCACCTATAGGTCTGACACTTTCAACATGTTTTTGCACTTCATTGATTAAAGCTACATCAGCCACTTCCATTTTACTGTTCACTATAGCAAGCTTTACAGTACCGTTCCCTGCCCAAAGAGGGAACACCTTAACACTGCCAACTCCAGCCACTTCCATTACCCATCTGCGATAATGATATATATTTCCTGATGTGGCAGGTTCTCTTACTTTTATAAAATATCTTTGTCTTAAATGCTCGGTACTTTCCTCATCTTCTCCACGATTAATTATTTCAATCGCTTTTGCACTGCCAAGACCTGTAATATAGTCAATAGGTATCATATCAGAAGGTACGATAGGATTTGACTTTTCCCCTACATCTTCACATTCAAGCTTATATATTCCTTTTTCAATTCTGCCAATTACTTTATAATTCAACTCTTCAATAGAAAATCTCTGATTAATTTCTATTTCGATATATTCATTATCAGAGTTCTTAAATTCAGCTTTAATAACAGCTTTTTTGGCAGGAAATACTTCAAGTCCCACTTCTTTAGTCTTTAATATAAGATACTCTCTTTCAGCTGTCATTGCAAACTCTTGCAACAATAAATATCTTATAGCATCATACACATATTTAAGCTCAACCGATGCAGGCGCAAGAGAGTCATATATTACACTTCCTTCTCTTTTGTCAACACTTTCATTTGCTCTGTCAAGCATATTTTTAAGTATCTCTTCAAAAGTATAATCAAGTTTCATATTCTAACATCCCTCCCGGTTTCTACATCTCCAAATATGGTATGTGCTATGAAATAAACGGACACATTGCCACGTTTTTCAAATTTCATAGTAAAATCGCTGATACTTATTATCCTCTCATCTTGTAATAAAGCCTCATTAAATCTTCTTGGAAGTTCCGCTCGTACATAACTTTGTGGCATCCCAAACAAGTCTTTAAGCTCAATTCCATAGTCCCAGCTATATATTATGTATTCATATCTTTCAGTAAAAATAATCTTATATATAGCCTGTTTCATAGCTTCTATTTCATCTGTACTTCCTATAACTCTATCTTTATCAAGTTTCATATGATATGTCAGCGATGATTCATCTTCATAATTAAACTCACTATCTACATCAAAAACAGGATCTATTTCAGGTATCATCTCTTATCAATCCTCCCAAGCACAATAAATTCCTGACCGCCTTGCACTCTTATTAATATTACACCTTCACCGACTTTTAAAGCATTATATACTGTTATATCATGCTTAATTATTGTCTTGAAGGCTATCTTACTTGGACTGCTTTCCGTCTTTTCAGGCATATCCCAAGTGGTAAATACCTGTTTTATGTCCGGATTATCAAAAGAAATTTGAGTTTTATAGTCTCTTACACTGTCCGTAAGTATGAGAAAATCCTCATCAAGTATTTCTTTTTGCTCAGTTTGTATTTTAAGTGGTTTTGCAGATATTACCTTTCCATAGACTATATTTACAGGAGCGGATGAATGATTTGCATTTTCGCTTATTTTTGCGATTTTAGATACTAAACTCATTACATTCTTCCTTTCACATCTAAATCCATAAAATGCTCATTATCCGAAAAAGTATGCACAACTTTATCAACAAGCATGAAGTTTTTTATTGAGATATCTCCAATATCTTTGAAATTAACCAAAATTGATGAACCACCTCTTACTCGGATATCTCCTATAGCTTTTGTGATACTTAATTTTCTATTCACTGATGAATAAAGTTCTAATAAAGCATCTGCTTTTGCTTTAGCATTGACTTTTTCATTTACCTTATCAAAATACTGAAGCACTCCCCATTTGTTCATTTTAGAACTGTCTTGTGCTATAAATACATCTCTTTTTTTAGTATCCTTGTTTTCTTTTACTAATTTTACTTTGTTATATACATCATCAAGAGTTGTTTTATAATTAAAGTCGCAAACACTGTCATAATCTACAATGCAATTTAGCCTCATAGATTCAAGATTTTTAAGTGTCAGTTTTCCAAATTCGTCATACAACGTATATAATTTTTTAGTATTATCAAACGTTAGATCTAATGCATCATATATTATGTCGAATAATGTCATATTGTCTCTTATTCTTTTTTGTATTACATATGATGTATTTTCGATGTTTCCAAGCTTTAAATTAAAATCCTTAGCAATCATACTTATAACTTCTGATGCTTTTTTTGCTTTGTAAACATAAGTGTCCTTATATTTCAAATATCTAAGTTGATCATAACATGTTACAGATATTATTTGCTCTTTATCCCTTGTTTTATCCCATACATAACCAAAAAATACATTTTCCCCATCCCTTATAAATTTTACAGGATTACCTTCAGCAAAATCTAAATTCTTATCCTTTATAACATTAAAATTAAGCTTTCCTGGACTTCCTTTTTGTTCAGTAGTCCATGTTATAGAACCTTCAGCCTTGATATCATATATCTTTCCTTTATTTTGAATATATATATTATACATATGTTCACCTTAAAATTTTATCACTTGTCCTGGTTTTATAACATTCGGATTAGAAATGTTATTCTTTTTAGCTACTTCTTTATATTTTTCACCGTCTCCTAATTGTTTTTTGCATATAGCCCACAGCGTATCTACTTGCTTTACAGTATAGGTTTTAATAGGTGCTTTTGCTGTCCTTATATTTTTGCTTTTTACAGATATTTTTTTGTTATCTGATTTTTTCTTATCTTGAGTTATAGTTACTTTTTTAGTACCATATTCTTTGTATTGTCTTAGTTTTACAGATATTGTTATGTCAAATCCGGCTTTTGCATCTTCTATTATTTTATAATTTTCCAAGCTTACAAGCATATTTGTATCATCTAAAAAAGAGCCTTGTGATTTGGCTCTTGATACTATAAATCTAAAAGGTTTTTTTGATGTGATAAGTTCTTCCAATTTTGATAAATACACATTTTGCTCTTTAAATTCTTTGACATAAGGATATTTTGTATCAGGTATAGTAAATTCAAATTCAATATCTGTAAGCTTAGGATTTTTCAAAATGTTCACCTGACCTATATTTATAAGGTCTACTGTTTTATTTGCTCCATCAATACTCACAGCCAGTTTCTCAGGAGCATATGGCAACATAAGAGAATCTATATAAAAATCATACATATACTATACCCCCTCTGCACTGATTGCAATTTCTTCATCTATTCTTTGCTCTATTCTTCTTATTATTCCGTCAACATCTGCAGTTTGATTTATATCTCCGAAAGAATTATCTATTTTTACATTTACATCTCTAAGCACTGTCCTGTCTATTACTTCTTTTTGAGCTATATCTCTTAAATATTTTAAATCTTCTTCAGTTATATCAAGAGTATCTTTTATTTTGCCTGTATGGTCTTTTGTACCTTTTGTGTTGTCCTGAATATTTTTAAGTGCGTCATTATTAGCAAATGAATTATAATCAAAACCTGAAGGTGAAAAATCTATAATATTTTTATTTTTACTGTTTTCATGTTCTATTCTTGCTTTTTCCATATCACTTTTCCTAAGCAATTCTCTTAAATGTGCTTCCTTTTCCATCCGCTTTATTTTATCAGCTCTTCTTTGCATATTATTTCTTTTTTCACTTATATAGCTATTTAGTTCTTCATCTCTTTTAGCATTTTCATATCTTGTTTTTATTACAGCTTCAGTTCCAAACGTTACATGATTTATTGTACCTATCCCTGTATCAACTACTTTATTTACTGAATTTATAAGCTTATTTATTAAATCAATAGCTCCATTTATAAAGTCTTGCAAAATCATAAGCCCGGTTGATTTCATAATTGATATTGCATTTATAATGCCTGTAGACACCATTTTTATACCAATTAATATATTATCCCATGCATCACATACACCGTTAGCCATCATATGTCCTGCTATAACAAGTGAATCCCAGACGACTATAATAAAATTAACTGTCTGTAACCAGGCAAGTTTAAATCCTATTGTTTTATGAATTAGTACAGCTATTATTACAATTACAGCTAATATACCTGCTATTATCCAAAAAAGAGGGCAGGATAATATTGCTGAGTTTAAAGCCCATTGTGCAAATGCAAGAGCAGATGTTGCTATACTTTGGGCAATTGTAACAGAAGTGTATAACCCTATTACGGCTATAATTGCCCAAAAAATAGGCTCTATTATACTCCAATTATCATATATAAACGAAGCTCCTGACACTGCAATATTTATCACATTAGCAAGTACCATGCCCAATAAAGCTAAAAGATTTATAAGTCCGCTTATAGCACTTGAAAACTTATCACTGTTTGCTATTTCACTAAATTTATTTAAAAAAGGTCTAAATGCTACTATTGAACCGTTTTTTATCCTATTCCAAATATCGGAAAAGGTAATAGGCATTTGTTTGTATCTTTCTTCAATTTCATTGGCAGAGCTAAACAAAGCACCTTTTATTATATCTGCTGTTATGAGTCCTTCGGATGACATTTTTTTAAGACCTTGTTGTCCTACTCCTGTATACTCTGCAATAGCTTTTGCAAGTAGCGGAGCATTTTCAATTATACTTCTAAACTCATCACCTTGCAGTCTGCCTGATGCCATAGCTTGAGTGAGCTGATACATACCGTTTGCCTGTTCTGATGCGGATGCTCCTCCAAGTTTAAATGATTTGTTCATCAGCTCTGTAAAAGCTATTATCTCATCATTATTTTTAAATGATTTACTTGCAGTAATTCCAAGTTTTGATATAACCTTTGCAGTATCAGAATATGCAGCTCTTGATCTGTTTGCGGACTTCATTATTTTTTCTTCAAGCTCTGCGGTTGTTTGCAGTCCGTCATTCATCAAATTTATTCTTGAATGAGTTTGACTTACATCATCTGATGCGGATAATATCTTTTTTAATCCTGCAATTCCTATATACACACTCAAAAGTCTACGCATAGTATTAACTAAATTATTGGCATTTCTATCAGTGTTCTTAACTCCATCATTATGTTCTCTTTGCCTTCTTATAATTTCAGACATCTCTGTTCTTAGAGTATTTAAAGAGTTTCTTACTCTATTAACTCCGTCATTTGCTCTGTCAATTACACTTGTTCTTATCAAATCTGAGCCATGTCTGTTTAATCTTCTTGCGGTATTTATTAGTGTGTTCATATCCGTATTTATATTTCTGATGTTGCTGCTTGCACCATTTACAATAGATAACAAAGTTCTAATTCCAGCCATATTTACCTCCTTTCCTGCTTTATGGAAATATGGTTTAAAGTGTAATTAAATAGTAGTTAAATAGCATTTAAACCATATTTAAAATCTATCTTCTTTTTGATTTTCTCTTTATTTTTTGTTCTTCTTTTTTCTCGGATTCAATTCTAATATCTATACAAGCTATTGTAAAAGCTTTTTCGTATCTGTCCATAGCCATAAACTCGCTTACTTTCATATGAAATTTATGAAGACAGTAGTATGCATAATTTGCATCACTATCGCCTTCATTAATTAGTTTTTTGCTTCATCTACAATATCCTCCATATCTTTGTCAAATCCGTTAATTTTTTGTACAGCCCCAAGATAGTTTGCATATTCTCCGGGTGTTAGCATAGCCTTAAGCAAATTAAGCTCACCCATAACACCGTAACTGTCTTGTAGTGAACTGTCTTTTAAGTCAGGGTATACCGTACAAGCGACAGCCTGCATACCGACATATTTTTCATAGTCGGTTTCATTCATATATTGATATTTCTTACCGGGTATCTGCTTTTTATATGTGCATTGTTTTCGTATTTGTTCATCTTCATCATTTGTTAAAACTCTTACTTCAAAAGGTATTACATCTCCATTTTCATCTATAAATCTTTCTGATACTGTAACTTTTTCATTTTCTATTTGTTTTACATTTTGTTTTAAAAAAGCACTTAAACTCATTTATTTATCTCCTTTTTATACATTCATTTCTTTCAATATACTGAATTGTTCAGGCATTTCCACATCTTCAAATGTGAAGTCAAATTCTTCTTTCAAATAATCATCCTCTACAGCAATCTTCGTCAAAATAATTTTGTCTGAGTTGCAATCTTTAAGTATTACTGTTTGTCTGCCTATAGTTGATGTAGGGTCTTCATTTGTAACCTGAAGGTCAAAGTAGAAGTCTTGTCCCGTTTTGGCATATCTTATTGCAAGTTCCCTTATTATAGATGTATTGTAGTGCATTTCAAGAGAACCGCTACCTTTCCATCCGGTTGCTTTATTTCCTCTTCCTGTTTTACCAAGTATAGGTACTTCGGTTTTTGTCTTTTCAAGTACCGCTTCTACATTTATAGCTTGAGCGAAGTTATATCTCTTACCCTCTATAGTTATATAGCACTCTCCAAGTGAGCCTGTTATAGCGTCCTTTGCGTCCATAAAAGCCATATATCTCACATCCTTTCTATTCTACAACAGTAGTTACATATAACTTGGTCATAGCAACTACTGGTTTAATATATTTGGTTACACCTACAGATTTTTTATCAGCTCCGATAACTACCTCTACATCTTTGCTTTCAAAATCTTCAAGTGCATTTATTTTTTGCGTTTCGTTACCAAGACTTACCATTTCATTCCAAAATGCTATTCTTCCGGCTTTGTTGTTTTGTACCTTGCCAAGATATCTTTTATTAAAAATTCTTGCTGTTTCAAATGCGTCCGAGTCAAGTACTCTTATTACCTGATTCATGGCAAAATCTTCATTTTTATCCAATGTAAATGATGTAAATGTATTTATATCATCAAGTACATTTACACTGTCATCTACTTTATGGAATATGAGTTTTCCTGAGTTTAATCCTTTTATCAGCTCTCCTTGTTTGTATTTTGCTTCTATTTCAAGTTCGCCATTATATTTAGTATTTGATAGTGATCTATTTATATCACAACCTGCTTCTTTACCTGCCACCCAATATACAAGGTCACTTTCTTTTACATTATCACCAAGCACCTTATTTTCTACAGAGATTATTCCTTCATGGTCTGCATCTGATTTACGATATAGCACTGTTTGAAACTTAATCCCCATTTCATCTCTTAATCTTTTAGTGTATTCAACAAACAGATTCTTAACACTGTTATCTGTCCCTGCATAGCAAAGTGTATGAAAATATTCAGACTCCATAACATTTAGAAAATTCGTATAATCTTCTTTAGTCACAACCTTACTTGTTCCTCCTGCTAATACTATACCTGCACTTACATTAAGAGCTCCTGTACCTGTAAATTTTACTGCGTCATTTTCTTTTAAATCTTCTATTTTTGATACTGTTTGAACATCCATTTTTTTTGTGTCTATGAATGTAGTTACATCAAATTTTGACTGTTCATCAATGTTTTTTTGTATAACTATCTTTATGTCATTACCACGTTCACCTGAGTATCTTGCTGTAACTGTCAAACCACCCTCTGTTTTTGCAGCTTTATTTCCTCCACCGTTTATTCTGTATATAAGTGCTTTTTTCGCTCCTTTGAATAATTCTCTTAAGTTTATCAGCTTATCATCTGAATAATCTCTTCCAAAAAGCTTATAGCATTCTTTCATAACATCAATGCTGTCTATTTCTATTACTTTATCTTCTTCTCCAAAATCAAGCTCTAAAGGGCAAGCAACTATACCTCTGTCTGATAGAGTTACTCCTGCTCTTGCAAGAGATATATAGTTTATATATGTTCCAGGTAAAACTTTATTTTGGGTTAAAAACGTACCTCCGCCAAGTGCCATTATTCCACCTCTTCTTTCAAAAATACTTCAATCATTTCATCAACCTTACTTATACTATATAACTCCTTGTCTTCAAGTATTACATTTAAGATATCTCTTTTATCTTCATATTTCTTGCTTTTAATTAATTGCTCTTTTGTGAATTTATCTTGCACATCTTCAGCAATGTTTTCTTGTTCTTTTTGCAAAATCTCATCTTTTTTCTTAGGCATTTACATCACTTCCCTTTATTTTCTTTTTTTGGCTTAAGTTATACATCAGTTCATCCTTTTCTTTAATATCTAAAGCCATGAACTTATATCTAAATGTGCATACAAGGTTCCCCTCATTTTGATTACATTCAAAATCTTTAGCCATTAATATATGACCGTTCACATCTATATATTTTATTATATCCCTTAGTTTTTCAAGTACATCGTTATTTTCATAAGCTTTGTTTGTATTATCAGTAAAAAAAGCAATTTCCATTAAATACTTTTTTTCAAATCTGTTATCAAATAACTTGCTTGTAGTAAAGTTTACTAATCGTATAAAAAAACAAGGTGCTTCAAAATTTTGCCTTGTTTGATCTACATACACATTATACTTTGAATTAAATTTTTCATCTAAGAGTTTTGAGAGAGTAGCTATTATATCGTTTCCTGTTGTACTCATCCAAGTATCCTCCTTAGTTCTTTTTCAACTATTTTCTTCACATATTCATTTGCATGATCTTGTACTTCCTGTGCTGATATTTTCATCATATATCTTCCGGGAACATACATATTAACAAGTCTTTTACCAAGAATCGGCACATATTTTCCAACTTCCTGAAAATGACCGTATTCTACAAACTCAGCATATTCTACATTGTTTAGTACTTCTATAAAATATTCATCGCCTTTTTTTATTATTATAAGTCCTATTTGCCAAGCACCTATAAGCCTTCCTTCTTTTCTCGGAGTTTCTTCTTTTACTCTTGTAAACATTCTGTTTGCCAAGTCATAAAGACATTTTTTTGTAATGTCTCCCATCTGTATTTGGCTTAATTTTTTAAGTTTCTTAGCATATTCCTCAAGCTCTTTGAAATCATATTTTATATATGTTGTTTTCATTATGTCCACCTTATAAATTTTTTAAGAGGTATCTCCTGATGTGTTGAATAGTTTGCCGGTATACCGCTCATGCTGTATTGTCTCTTAATACCGTCTTTTTTAGCTATTATTTTACTACCTTCTTTTATTACTATATCAGGAGATATTATAAGCTTTACATCTTGAATTACACTTGCTTTTTTGTCATCTTGCACAGCAGGAGTATTGGTGTTTTTAAATGATAACTTGCAGGGGATATCTTCAAGTATGGTTATTTCTTTATTTGATGTTATTTTTGTAGTATCATCTTTTACAGATTTAAATTCTACTATGTCGCATTTCCAGTCATATAACATCTCAATAGCACTTCTTGCACGGTTAATATTGTATATCATAACATCTTCACTTTCTTATATGCGTTTAAACTTGCTTTAAATTGTTTTAATATATCATAACTTTCTTTGCCGTCTTTATATTCTACAGTTGTATCTCCTGCTTTTACAGATTTTACTTTTTCTGATGACATGGTTATATCATCAAGTGATTTTGCCATATCAACAAGCAGATAAAAAGCAGAAGAGGGAACTGTTTTTCTGTTTGTAGCCCATAGAAAATATTCTTCTGCTCTTTGAATCATATCTATAATTTTAGAGATAGGAGTATCAGGTAAATCTGCTTGAAGTTTATTTATAACTCTTTGCTTAAATTCTTCTTTCATAGCATAGCCTACTTTTTCTTTCCTGATTTTTTATTATCAGTCTTTTCTTCATCTTGATTTTTTTCATCAGATTTAATATCTTCAGCTTGTTCTTTTGATATATCAGTATCTTGAGATATTTCATTTTCTGTATTTTCATATGTCTCTTCATCATCTTTTATATCTTCCATCAGCTCATACCCCTCTAATATAAGCTGATTTTTCTCTACTTCTGTTGCAACTTCCCTTACTACATTCATATATTGTAATTTATACATTATTCCTACCTCCTATTTTGTGTTTGCCCACATAGCAGTAAGCTTGTTATCAGGTATCCACAAGTCGTGATATCTTCTATAGTCAAGTTTCCATGCATCAGCACCTTGATTTTCATTAGGTTCAAATATCCTTATCTTGTCTTGTTTGCTTACTGCAATTGGGGCTGATTTTGGAGTTATTATCCAGTTGATATCTTTTGCTGCAGTATCTGCTACAAGTCCCCCTGCCTCTTGTCCTGTCGTTTTTCCGTCATTTATTTTATATGCTGTTTTTAGTCTGTCGGAAGGTGTTATGATAAGTGGTTTTTCATCAAACACTCTTACTTTTGTAATGACTTCACCTTGTTTGAAATCTGCTATATCGAGTCTTCTTGCACCTTTTAGAGAATCTGATAATATTTTTCTTGTTATCGATGACATGATTATTACAAGTTCTACGTTTGTTCCTACCACATCTTCAATCTTTGCTATATCGTCTTCAAGTTTCCCAAGTATTGTGCTTTCATCAGGATCATATCCTTCTGTTACTCTGGTTTTCGCTTTTAGCAAAGCGAACATTTTTGAATATCTGTACGAGTCTATTTCAGGTATTACTTGTGTCCTTTGAAACTCTCCCATTACATTTCCAGCGGTTGCAATAAAGTTTGATTCGTTTACATCCATAGCGTCAAGAGAAAATGTCCTGCCTCTATCTTGTGTCATCTTCATTGTTTGATATTTTAGTGTTACTGAACCACGGACAAAACCGTTATCTCTGTCATAGTTTGCAAGACCTTGCATTATTATTGACGGTATCTTTACCTCATCACCGCCGTCATATTGTATATTTTTTGCATTATCCTGCATCCAACCGCTTGTAGAGCTTACAAGCATTAGTTTATCCAAGCTTTGTTGGAATTTCTTTGAGTATTCTATTTTGTTTATAGCCATTTCTCATCTCTCCTTTTTGTTTTTATAGTCCAAGTGCTTTTTCAAATTCACTTTGAATATCATCAATTTGTGTTGCATTACCTACAGTTGGCGTCTTGCCTTTTAATCTTTCTTCGACTTGTGCTTGTACAGCTGAGTCAAATGCTGATTTTATAGCTGAAATATTATCAAAAGTAGCTTTTTCATCTGCCCCAATAACAAAACTCAAAAATGAGTTAGGCAACTTTTGCTCAGATAGTGCATTTAAAGCCTTTTCTTTGAGTATATTGAGTTCTTTTTCTTTTTCAAGAGTTTCTATCTTGCTTAGTAATTTTTGCTTTTCTTCAGCATCTTTTTCGTCTTTGCTAAGCTTTGACAGTCTTTTTTCTTCTTCAATAGCCTTTGCTATATCTTCTTTCAGTTTAGACTGGTAGCTACTTTCCTGCTCCTTTGCCCAATCTTCTTTCAACTTTGCAATATCATCTTGAGTATATGTTTTTGTGTTACCATCCGCATTACTGTTTTGATTATATCCATCATTGCTGTTTTGTACTATATTTGCAGATGTATCCGCACCTTGTGCATTACCTCCAAGACCTGTGTCATCAGCAAATAACTGTAAATTAAGTTTTCTGAAATTCATTACTTATCCTCCTTAAATTAAATAATTTTTTGTATTATAAAAGCACCTGTCACTTTGACAGATGCTCAATTAACAAATTATATTTTATTGCATTATAAAAGACACTTTAAATATGGTTTAAGGTGTCTTTAATTTCTGTTTTCATAAACTATGTTATCGTATATTTTTTGCAGTTTTCTACCTTCTGAATTTGGCTCATCATCATTACCTAAAATATTACTAACAATTTCATCATCTATTCTATCTAAAAAATTCTGTAAATCATCTTTTTCTATATATTCGTCTATATCGCTAATATATTTTTTTAGATATTTCTTTTCATCATCTGATACTATTATCATATATTACTTCCTTTCTGTTGGATTAGTCTGAATAAGATTGCCTGTTGTAGGATTTACAGATACTTCAACACCGTTATATCTAAATTTTTGACTTGTACCATTTTTAAATTTCTTTAATTCAAGTATATTTGTTTCTTTATTAGTTAATGCGTCAAAAATTTTATCAATATCTATACCATTTCTTCTTTCTTCTGTAGAACCTATAACTCTTGATACAAAATGATTTGACCTTCCAACTACATTTATTCCATTTACAGTGCTTATTCCTATCAATTTCTCATCAATTTCTTTACTTACATTTTCATATAAATTAAAACTCGCAAGTGGACTAATTTCGCCAATTTCTATTGATTTTTTATATGATTTAAATAATCCCCATCTGTTATTATCAGTATACTTCACTTTCTGGAACTCTTCAAGATTTTTTGGTGCATTTTTGCCAAGAACTCCTTTAATCTTTTCGTATTGTTCCTTGTCCTTTACCTTATTTTTATCCATCTTGGCAAGAATTTCCATCTGTTTTTTCTCTTCTTCAGATAGTGAGTTATACCAATCTCTATAAGACATATTCCTGTCCACACTATACGTTTTGCCGTCTACTCCTCTTGTAGCTCTGCTCCCTTGCATATCAGAAAAGTAGGGAATGGTGGTTGAACGACAGTTCGGATGCATAGGATTACAGTTTACACCTACTTGTTTATCTTTTACATAGAATACTTTTTTATCAAGCTCTCTGCATATTTCAGACGTCTTATAATCCAGTGTTGCCAAAAACTCATACTGTTCAACTCCCATAGTCTCGTAATTTTCAAATGTAGCTCTGCTTAAAATATAGTTGCTTTCTGTCCTTACTATTCTTTTTGCATTAGCAAAATTACTATCCATTCTTTTTGACAACTTTTTAGACATAGTATCTATGCTGTGTCCTTGTATTATTCCTGTTGTTATAACATTTTGGCATTCATCAATCAGCTTATTGCTATGCTTCCATATTCTATTTGAAAATGTATCACCGCTCCAATTTGTCAAAACTGCATTTTCAACTGCTACTCTTGAAAATCTGTGAAAAGCGGATGAAACAGTTATGGCAGGATCTACTGTTAAATTGTCCATATATACATTTTTAAGATGTTCAAATGTTGATATATCTTGTGATTGTCTTAATATTTCAAGTTCCATTGCTGTTTGATTTTTAAGAGATTGTAGCCTCGTAATTCTTTCTTGAAAGTATTTTTTTCTAAGGTAAAGCTTTAAATCTTCATCTTTTATCATAGCTATAGATGTCTCTATATCAAGTATATAGTCTTTGGTTTCTTTTTCGCTTAGTATCTTTTTAGCTTCTAATATAGATATATTATTTTCTTTAGCATATTTTTTATACCAATTTTGTATATCTGTTTCTATTTCCATAAAGGCTGTATTATATTGCTTTTGTAAGTCATTTAAAAACTTTTCGCTTTTTTCTTTTGTTTTTTGTTCTTGCATTAATGCTCTTTTTATCCAATAATCTCTATTATTCATCTAAATCATCCTCAGATTTCAATTTAGAAATTGGATAATCAAGCTTGTCATATTCGTCTTTTTCTTCTTGTATTCGTCTTAGTTCTTCATTTACGTCATCTATTTGTGGAAGTAATTCGAGTAATGTTCTTCTTGATATATATTCACTGCAAGATAAGATTGTTTGAGTAAGTTCTGTAGTATTTACAGGCAAGTTTCTTGTAAACTCTTCAGTAATATCAAGATAATCATAATCCTTATTTTTCTTGGTATTAAGCATGTAAGTTATAAGCTCACATCTTTTTCTAAGACCTACTCTAAACTTATTTTCTTTTTCAGTTGCATTTTCTTCAAGTGGGATAGTTTTAAACTTTATCGCTATTCCGCTAAGATTACCTGCGAACTTTTCATCTGCCAAGTCCGGCGTCATAGAAAACTTATGGATGTCATTATTCAGCCTTTTCTTGTAGTTTTCTGTAGCTGAATCATTGATTTCTTTGATTAAAAACTTTGCATCTCCACCGTCCGGGAAAAATATCATTCTGTTTTTCTTCATTTTCTCTGCTGTCGGAGTTTTACCATTTCCATATTCGTCTTCTTCGTCATCATCTATGTCGTTATTTCCACTTATCACCATATAAGCGTCGTTGAAGTAGTCTACGTCATTTGCAGTGTTGGACTGTGAAGTATCATATGCGTCGTTAAGAGATAGTATATCTTCAAAATCCGACTTCATCTCGTCATTGTTTTTATACACAATTATTGGAATATCATCAAAAAGATTAAGCTGCATTTTATCAATATCTTCAATAAATTCATTTTGATTTTTAGTTTTTGAAAAATACTGTATACCATCTTTAGTATATACTTCAGCTATTTCAGTTACATTATTGTCCAAATCTGCTGATGTATAATATCTTATAGCACAAAGCAAAAACTCTCTCATACTTGTGCCAAATATAAGTATAGTCTCACGTGGATCAAGTTTCTTAAACTTAGTAATAGCATTTTCATTTTGATATATAAGTTCACAAGCATAGCCAAATATTGCTGCAGACTTAGCAAGTTCAAAATTAACATCCGTATAAAAGTTATCATCAAGTATTTTGTTATACTCTTCAAGATACTCATCATCTGATGATTTTGATTTTACAGGTATGCCCATAAAATATCCGGTTTGCAGCTTTACCACATATTTTGCATAAGCAGATGCAAGCTTGTTATTTACTTTATTATCATAATTTTGTTTTTTCAATATATCATTGTTTGCATTGTAGTAGTCATACAGCTTATCAAGACGATTAAGCTCGTCGTTTTTAAATTTATCAATTATTTTAGCTATGTTCTTACTGTTTACTTCAAACTCTGATAGCTTTATCAATATATCACCTCCTACAATCCAAGCAATTTTTTACTGAGCAGTTTCATTTTTTTCTTGCCCTTTACATCACCATTTATAAACTCTATCAATCCTGTTGTTCCGTCTGGAGCATCATCATGAAGATTTTTTCCTTTTCTTTGATAGGTTCTCATAGCCTGATAATAGTCTTCATATTTCTTTTTCCAGTTCTCCATCATTATCACTTGTTCCATAACATTACTTGCATTTACAAGTATTCTTGACTTCTTATTTTTACTTTGATAAAACCATGTAATAGTACATTTTTTATTATGAAACTCCGTTTTAAGTATTCTCTCTACATTTCTTGCAAATCCTCTACCACCATTATTAGACTCTATTATACATTCCCTTGTTCCTAATGCAGTAAGTCTTCGTGCAACTTCTCTTTCAGTTGTTTCCATATCTTCATCTGTATAGTATATATCAGTTATATACGCATATTTTCCTATTACATCTCCACTTATAAATAACAAAAAGTCAGCACCTTCATCAGCAGTATCTACATAAGCTATTTTTCTTTCAACCATATCTTCACCGTAAAAATCATAAGTTTTAAACTCACCATATAATCCACCTGTTTTATCTACCGGCTGTTGATGATAGTTGGCAAGGAATATATCTTCATTCATAACTCTTTTTAAAGATAAATATTCTTTTTTTGAAAGTATAGATTCACATAGCATATTTCCATCTTTATCACAAGCCTCATATTCTACATGCATCCATTCTTTAGCTTCATCTTCATCTTTCAAAAGCTCCCCGCATATGTCCTTACTTGACCATCTTGTCATATTTATTATTTGTATTGCACCGGTTTCTGCTCTTGATTTAAAAGTATTTGTATACCATTCATATATTTTCTTTAAAGCGTCTTCATTATATGCAGTTGCACCATCTTTAACAGGATCATCAACAATTGTTATACTTCCACCTCTACCTGTTATTGCACCACCGACACCTGCACCTTTATAGGAGAAAAATTTGCCTTCCAATGCCCATTTTTCAAAACTTGCATTTCCTTTTTGTATCTTAACTTTAGGAAATATATCAACAAAAACATATTTAACATTTTCTGCTTCTTCTACAGGTATATCTTGAATATCACCATATTTTACAATAAGCTCATGTATATCTTCTTCCATTTGACTTTTTTGATCTATTCCGTCTCTTGTAAACCTTGAAAAATCAGATGCAACATCATCATTATATGAACAGGTAATAGCTTTTTCGTTGTCATTTTTACCAAAACACCATTGTACAAATAGTACAAGTGTTCTTGATTTTCCATGTCTTGGCGGAAAGTTTATCATTAGTTTTAGACATAGACTGCCATCTTCAAAATATAACTTCCTCTCATACAACTTTTGCAATATATTACAATAGTCTTTTAAAAAAGTTCTATCTTCAAAGTAAAAATCAGGATTGGTAAGTTTGCAGTATTCCCAAAAACTATTCCTTGCTTTGGATATATTTTCTTTTATCTTATTTTCAAATTCAGAACTTTTTCTGCCAACTATTTCATTAATTACATTCAACTTTTTACCACCAAGCCTTTAACATAATTTAATATATCTTTAATTCGCTTTAAACCTACTTTAAAAAACTTTAAAAATCTTTCATAGTAAATTTATATTAAATATATTTTTAATCGCTTAAAAATGATAATAATGCCTTTATAATTGATTTTATATTTTTATCTGTATAGCTTAGTTACAATTTAATATTTAATATATCTTTAATATGTTGAAATTTCAGCTTTAACTCATATTTGCAAAACTGTTTTACAGCTTAGCCATTGTACTATCTGTTATCTTTATAAGTTTTTCCAAAATATCGGGATAGCCTTTGAGCTCTTCACTGATAGCTGCCTTAAAATTATTATATGCCTCTTCATACTCAGACTTTAATTTTGCATATATCTTATCCTTATATGCCTTAGTCCTTGATATTGATGTTATCAGCTTTATAGCATCAGACGCATCCATATCTTCTATTTCCTCTTCAAGATATGCTATCTTCTCAGTCAGTTTTACTGTTGCTATTTGCATAGCACCTTCAGTAATATTTTCACTGTCCTTATCTTCCTTTGCCAATCTTATAAGCTCGTTTACCTGCGTCCTTGCCTCTAATAGTTTTGTAGACAGTTTATGAGTTTCCAGTGCATATCTTCCAACCGTACTCTTGCTTATATCAAAGCCTTTTTCTTTTAGCCACTCGGATATCTCCATATATGTGTTGGACGTATCAGATAACATTACATCAAGTTCATTTTTGATGCCGTCCGGCAAAGAATTTACTTTATTGTATTTTCTATATTTCTTATATTCTTTTTCTTTATCCATAATATCATCCCTTTGCATTACAGATAAATCGCATCATCATCTATACTGCCCTCTATAAGATCCACACCAGCAGGGCTCATTCTAAGTAAATGTTCTTCCTTAAAATCCTCAGAAAACTCCTTATCAACCATAATATAGCTCTTATCAAGTAGATATTGTAAATGTTTAGATACATCCGCTCCGTTTGTTATACCGTACTCAAGTAAAGACAGTTTTATCTGCTTTACAGTAATTGGAGTAGGGTAAAACAGTGCCAGCACCCTCATAACCTCTCCACGATATTTTTTATTCATCATAGTTTCCTTAGTTATCATAATTACTCCTTTTAATTATTACTAATTATTACAAGACGAAGATTTCATAATTTCATCATATATTTTGTCAAGTTTCTTATCTATATTACTAATAGAACGTATAAACTCATCTTTGGATACAAAGTTTCGCTCAACTTCTATCTTATGCTCTGATAATTCTTTTTGTACATTTTCTATCTTGTTGTGCAAATGTTCATCTTCCCTGTCAAGCCTGTCCGAATTCTTCTTAAAATAGTAGGTTGCTATTCCGACAATAGACGTTATAGCCAGCATACCTATCTGCTCAATATTCATATCTCCCTCCACATTTTATATATTTACAAAAGCAATTTTTAAAATATAGTCAGCTTTATATTTTATATGCTTAATTACTTTTACTCATTTAATTTTTACAAGCTTTCATAATATATTAATTTACTCTATGCACTGTAAATATTAATTATATGAACTATATTTAAATATATATTAAAGCCATATTAAATATCACAAAAATGCCTTTCTCTTGATAATACATTCACATCAATAATATGCTGTCTTTTAAGTAGAGCATACTCTATAAGTGAGCTTTTATACTCTCTTCTAACTCTCCTCATATTAGCCTTATTACTTTCCCTTTGTTTTATCTTTGATACAGCCTTTCTTCTTTCCTTTTCCTCATCAATATTTTTTGTATTTAAAAAAGCAGACACACTTTGCCTGCTCTTACCTATTAACTTAGCTATATCATTAATCTTCCTATGCTCTACAAAATATAACTCATAAACTTTATCTTTCCAGTTATCCATATTTACTCCCACTTATTTTACATTTTCATACACATAATTTATTACATGACAAAATATATTTACTTTATATAGTAAATATAAAAAAACTGCTATCACATTCCTGTAATAACAGTTTATCATTTAATATATTATATGTCTTGTAAAGTAGTTTAGGAAAATTTAAATCCTATTTCTATTCAATAAATTCTATCTTTTTATTCTCCCTATATGTGTATTCTAATAATTTATCTTGACCAATAATTCTTATTAGGTTCTGTATTTGTATACCATAGGATTCGATATTATAATAGAATATTTTTATCTTAGTATATTCATTTTCTATTAGTTCTCTCAGTATATCTCTATCAGATTCAGCTAAAGAATGTCCAAAAAAATACACATTATTATATGCTATCTTAAGATTTCCATCTTTATAATAATCTACACCTTCTTGCCCATTACCCGTATATATATCAGGCTCTATTAACCATTCCTTATATTTTGCGCCATTCTTTTTATATATTCTTTGAAAATATTTTTTAAAATATACGAAGGTTAGATTTGTACTTTTAGTTTCCTTTGGTAAATATTCATCTATACCAAGTACCATATTATTTGTATCATTATTCAAATCTTCTCTTACTTTTCCATGCAAATAGTTTACCTCTACATTATTATTATTATTATATATCTTCGAAAAAGTATTAGTATAGTTAAATGATATTACTTTATCTATTTGCCCTATATTATTTATATTCATAGTTTGTATAGGTATATTTTGAACAATTTCTTTTAAATATATCTCAAAAGCTAAAATTAAATTATCTAAATCTTTTTCTAAATTCTTTACAATATCACCTATTGTTTTATTATAAATATCATTCCAAATAAATAGACAATTTTGTGTGTTTCCCCCACCATCTTGAATGGGTTGATTATAAATATATACCATATCGATATTATTTTCTCCAAAAGCTTTTTTTGAAATTTCTTCAATCTTATTTAATTCAGGAGAACCATATTTTATATCATAAAAGGTTTTTATTTCATCAAAAATTTTATAATAAAAATTATTATTGTATTCTAACTTTTTCAATACATCAGCTATTTCTTGTTCAAAATCTATCCAATTTTCTCCAATTTTATTTCTTCTTTTTAAGAAATATTCAATCCAAAAATTATTATAGCTTATTGTATTACTCCTATCATGATTCTCTATTGCTTTTTCTTTAAAACCCAATATACACTTAATTGGCTCTTTTACTATATCAATATTATTTAATTGATTAATAATAATTTCCATTTTTTTTGTATTACTTTCATCATTGGATACAAGCTTTTCCCTTTCACATAAGGTAAAATTCGTAATACCATTCTGTATACTCTTAAATCCCAATATAGCTATAAAATCCAAAAAATCACCATATTTTGTTGGTAAGCCATGAGCCAAATCGAATCCATTTCCTATTACTAAAATATTCATCTTAACACTCCTTTTATGTAAAATATTTATTTTTTATAATATCATTTTCTCGAATTTTTTTCAATAAAAAAAGACACTATATCCCAAGTATCTTTTATAATTTCCCTTGTTTCACTTCACATCATCAAAACATATTTGTCCGTCTATTACATCCTTATTTACTATCTTCCTTATCCACATCTCGCTATATCCGTATTTCACAGCCAAGTGCTTATAGTTATATCCGTTAAACTCTTTTAATATCTGCTCTTTTAATTTTTTTGAATATATGTTGTCAAGCTTGGGAAAGTATACAGATGATCCTTGAAATATTTCAGCAATTTCAAGTGCATTTCCTACTCCGATTTTTTCTGCTATCAGATAATATACACTTCCGACTTCAAAATCATCTATGCTTATTATATTTTCCATATTTTTAATCATCTGCTTTTGCTCCCCCTTACTATCTTCTACTCCAACTCCTTGTCTTTCCCTTGACGTATTATCATCTTTTTAAGTATCTCAATAAGCTTACTGCAATCATCTTCGTCAAGCCATTCTATCCTGTCCACTTTAAACATTCTTTTTACAAATCCGTTTATCCTGTTGTTGTTATCATTCCAGCCAAGTATTCCTGTCAGAGTATATATTTTTTCTCTTTGAAATTTAGTATTTTTATTACCATTTGTATCAGTTCTTTTTTGAGTATATGATTTTTTGCTTTTCTTATTCTTATCTTTTATAGCGATAAGCTCTTTAATAAGTTTATTGGCCTGTAGCTTTGTCATCTGCCTCATAGAATCTTTTTTCGATATTCTCTCTATCATACAGTACAAATTATCTTTATCTATGTTTACTTCTTTTGCAAAGCCCCATATATTTTTTATCTGCTCCTTGCTTATCATCTCAGTCAACACATCACCTCACAAAACTTATACTTAACCTATATTAAATTATCATCAATTATATTAAAATTTATCAAGGTCATTATTGGCAAGTATTGTATCTTCCAGTTCTTGTCCTTTTAGAGTTGGAGTGTTTACATTTTCACAGTAATTTTTCCTTTTTTGCATACCGTCATCTGCTTTTTTATAGTTGTTATTATTAATTGCTCCGTAATTAGAGCGGTAAGGGTATACATCCGGATAATTTCTGTCTATGCTATATTGTAACACTCCTATTTTTTGTTCATCATTCATACCATATTTATTTAAAAGATTAAGTAGCCTTGTAAGTGTATTTTTCGACAATATAGGCTTTTTAATAAGCTCTCTTACTTTGCAAAACTCCCTTATATTATCCCTGAGTTCTTCATTATCCGTATATGCACATATTTCTTTTTCAACATCGATATTTGTCTTGCCTTTTTTCTTTTTCTTATCATTACAGATATTTTTATCATCACAATTTTTAGCTTTATTAATCTTTTCCATTTCTTCATATCTTTTAGTAGCTAAGTACAATATCTCGTCTATATCCTCTACAAAAAGATATTTTATTAATATACTTTCAAGTATCTCATTATATTTTACTATCGTTTCATTTTTCATAACTTAATCCCAAGCTCAAGCTGTCTTCTATAGATATAGCTCTTTTGAGTTCATTTTTGAATTTATCATCAATACTGTCTATATCAATATACCTTTTTACAAGTTCATAATTTTTATACTCTTTTATAATATCAAGTTCTTCTTCCAGTCCGTCCTCATCTATCGCTCCAAGACTTTCCAATAATTTTTTATCAGCGATATATTCACCTTTGAGCTTTTTCATTGCAAGCTTTCTTTTATTATCGTCCAGTCCGAGCGATGCAAGTATTATATCTATGTCATGCTCCTTATAATCCCCTATATAAAGAGCGATTAAAGCAGATTTAAACTTACTTTCAACCTCATATTTTACCTCTTCCCTTTTAGATACCTTGCTATCAAGTATATTCCCGAACAACTCTTTTAATACATTTATATTTTCTATCTCAAGCTTTTGTTTGTATGACAAATCACAACTTCCACCGCCACCGAATATTTGTAAATATTTTAAATTTTTATTCTCCATTTCACTTAAGCCATCAGCTTGTAACATAGCTTTAGCCTCATCAAGCTCTTTTTTCTTTTCCTTTATTTCCTTATCCAATCTTATCGCTTTATCAATCAGATTTTCATTAATCAGCATTTGCATATTATTTCTCCTCTTTTTTTAATTTCTTAAGTATCGAATTTGCATATCTTTTTTTACTAAGTACTTCACTTATATCCTTGTCTATCTCTTCTATGAACATATCCGAGTATTTATCCGCAGCTACCTTAGACTTTTTAAATTTTTCCATTTTTATCTGTAAATCATACGAGTTTATCTTATTATTTAATAAATCTTTTAAATATAGCTTTTCACCTTCAGATAAATTTACATCTTTCGACAATTTTTTTAATATTTTTATAGTTTCATCTATAGCTGTAGCTTTAATATGCCAATCACAATAATTTGTATTATCAAGTAAGCTTGGTATTTCGTCCAATTCCGATATTATCTCATCTATTGACATAACATTTTTATTCATATCTCACCCATTAGCTCCTTTACCTGATCCGCCCAAGTTTCATCCGGCGGACAATATATTTTACCTATATCATCAAGATTTTTATTTTTGTATATATCAGCGTTTAACAAATCAGATAGATATATAAGACACTCCTCTCTACTGTCAAACTCCCTGTATCCTATATTTTCTTTGTTCTTTATACCGCAGTAGTTGTTTTCAGTTATACACTCCTTGCCTTTTCCACTCTCAAGTGCAGCTATTGCATATACAGCTCTGAAATTTATCCCTTTTTCTCTTTCTATCATATACATCATCTTGCCCGTACCCTCAAGAAATGTTCCTGCTAATTTTTTATTTATTTCCTTATCATTTAAATTACTAATTGTATATACATCAGTTGAAAAGTTATCTTTTACTTTTAACTCGTATATTATAGTATCAACCAATGCTCCCATATTTACATTACTCAATAACAATAACATTGATAATATTACTCCCATATATAGTCCTTTACTTTTCATCCGCTTCGCTTTTTTCATTAATCTTACTTATACAGCCCTTGCATATATATTTATTATCTACTTTTATCAGATTTTCATTTCCTCCACACATCATACAAGAGCCTGTTATTCTGCTTAGAATAATCTCTCCTACATTATTCACATCAATTTTTACTCTTTCACCATTTTCAATGCCGAGTTCTCTTCTTAAACTGCTTGGTATAGTTATACAGCCTGCTTTACTTATCTTCTTTTCATTTATCATTTTTATATCTCCTTTTTATTTAATTTTCACTTATAACAAAATCATTGTTTTTTATGTTATCCTCAAGAGCTTTATTATAGTTTTCTATAAAATTACCTCTTATCTTCTCGCCTATGCCCTTAGTATTTTCCAGAGCCTTAATAATAGCCATATTATTTATTTTTTCAAACTCCTCAAACGTCCTGCTGTGCATTTTGTTATTATCTTCATCTATATTCTTGACAAACTCTCTTACCCATTCATCAAATTTTGCATGGTCAAGTTTTCGTATCTTCTTCCATACATCTCTTTTTACAACATAAGTTTTATTTGCTTTTGCCTTACCCATACATCTTATCCTCCCTCTTACTTTTTTTAAGCTTTATTACAATTTCATCTTCATCTAAGTACATATTTATATAACTTCCATCATCATATATAAGTATTACATTCATTTCATCACTGCTTAGTATTACAGCCCTTATTTTCTTATCTTTTAACACATTCCCTCCCATAAGTAAGTCCGGCTTCATATCCTTTGCTATATGATTTCCTTTTAAGCGTATCCACATATTTTATCTTTGCTTTAGCTTTTGATATCACCTGTGTATCAATTATCATCTTAAGCATAAATCCAAGTGTAAAAGCTATTGTAAATATTAATATGTTCATAAAAACCTCCTTATATTTTTATATGTTATTGTTTTTTAGTTTCATTATTTTTTAGTTTTATATATTTTTATTTTTTGTAATTCTTGTAATTTTTGTCTTTTCTAAGTTTTGACATATATCAAAAATTATGATATTCTTTTCATATAATACATTTTATATATGTGTTTGTTTAAGCTATGTGCAGGTCTATTCCCATTATCTCTGCCATAGCTTTTATTCCTTTTATAGTAGTGTCACCATTATTAACAGCATTTGTATATAGTAGTGTTGCACCTCTAAGTCCGAACTTGCTTCTTGATACTTTTAATAGATACTCTGTCACTTCATCACTTGCATTTTGAAATACGAGTTTAATATCATCTATATCAAACAGATCTGTAAGCAGATGACTTTGCATTCCTACTCTGCTGAACAGCTGTGCAAATTCGGCTTGAGTTTTACCGAGCATCTTGTTATATATCAGTTCATTGCCTATCAGAGTTATAGCTGTACTTGTAGAATCATTGATACTTCTTATTATCTCCAGCGTCTTTTTAGTTAAGTGTTGAGCTTCATCTATTATTATCATCTTGTCGGTTCCTTCAAGCTTTTCTATTATCTCAAGATACACTTCATCTTGAGCTCCTGTTTTACTTGTCTTTAATTTGCTTGCAAGCAGTTTCAAAAAAGGTCTTGGTGTTGCAAAAGTAGGTGTTACTGTTACAAAATATATATCATTTCTGTTTGCTATCCAGTTTTTAGTTGTGTATGTTTTTCCTATACCTGCATCACCGTATATGCATGAGATTACTTTTTGAATATATGAATATTCAAGCACATTTATTATCTTCTTGCTTATCGTAGTCATAGCAAATCCTACACTGTCTTTTATAAAGCTGCTGTTTCTCTTTTCTTCCTTTTCAAGAAACTCTCTTATCTTGTCATCAATAGCAGCAGGATTAGGATAATCACCTTTCATATATCTGCTAAGTGTACTTTCAGCCACATCTATCTTATCCGCAAACTTCCTATTGCTCATATTATTGCTTTTTATATACTGCAACGCTTTTTCTTTAAAATCCATAATACTTCCCCCTTAATCTTCAATATTAACTTGCCATTGATATATGTTTAATACTAAACTCTATTTAAAATATGGATTCTATCCATTCTCTTCTTGTGATACTTTTTACCATATCTTTTGTTAATAAATTTATTGTGTCACATAATCTGTCTACTACTTCATTTAGTGTTCTAAATACTTCATTTTTGAATCCCATCTGACGAATTTGTTTCCATATTTGCTCTATGGGATTCATCTCCGGTGTATATGGTGGTATATGTGTTGTCTTTATGTTTTGAGGTATTTTTAATGTCTTTGATTTGTGCCAT